TTATTCTAGAAGAGATATTTGAAATGTCTCATCCATTTTGATTCTCTCATTTTTTCTTAAATACCAAATTCCTTGTAAAAATGCATCGGCTAAATCGTCTTTTTTCTTAGATTCCGAGAGAACTTGGATTTTGGATTCTAAAAACGGATTTTTTCCAAGGATTTCTTTCGTTATTTGAACACCATCCGTTTTATGTTTTTTATAATGCTGTTTTTGTTGAGTTTCTGTTTTTTCAGAGTTTACTATATTCTCTCGGATTTCTTTATTTTCCAAAACAAGTCCTCGTAATTTATTACTCGATGAAATAAATTCGATTTTTGCGCCGGGGCAACGCATAATAAAATACTGTGCGAGCATCCCTTGGACACTTTTCATCCGTGTGGCAATCGTCGAAATCTGGTTCTCGATTAACACCATATCCACTGCATAAATATTGGGGATTTGGTCGAGAATTCGCATCATATTTCGACCGATCGTAATCAGGTCGGTATCCCCGGCACCTACCTTTTTCGGTTCGACCACTGTTTCTAAACATTTATTTTGGAAAAAGGGGGTTAATATATCGATAAAGGATTTTTTCGTTTTTTTTGATTCTCCTGTTTTTGTTGAATATCTCCATTCTATTGAAAATTCTGCCATTATTTTTTCTAGGTCTTCTATATTTAATTTTTTGAGAGAAGTTGATTGATATATTTTTTTTGGAAGGAGAAATTCGGTTTGTTTTTTCGCGCATTTTTCACAGAAAAATATAGATTCGGAATTTTGTAGAGATTTCTTATATTTTGCCATTTTCCCACATAGATTCATTTGATTTTCTGGATTCTCTCTATTATCTAATAAAAAAACATTATCTACTGTAACTATTTTCTTCTGTTTTTTAGGATTTTTTGGTGTTTTTTTAGAAGATTTTATAGAAATATTTTGCGTACATTTTTCGGTTATTTCAGTCGGCTCATCCATTAAATTTAATACTGACCAAGCAGTTATTTCGAATGGATTGTTTTTTATTTCATTCGAACTTGAATCCATAGAAAACATACAAAGCGCCATATTTTTAATACCAATATCGAAACTGATGATTTGTTGAGGTTGAGTCATTTTGATATAATATTTGATTCTATTATTTATATGATTATTTATGAAAAATATCTCTCCTAATTATAAAAATAAAATGTTTGAAAATATAACAGAATTTTGTAAATATATATATGAAACATTATCTCATAGATATAATAATATATTGATTGATCATAGACGTCTATTAGAAGAGAATACATTTTATTGTAAAATGCAAGATGGAGGTTTTTTATATAAAGATAATATTCAGAAAGAAATCATTCAAGAGAAAAATAAAGAAGATAAAATAAAAGAGAGAATGAATATTTTCCAAGGCTCTAAATAGAGTTGTTTATTTTCCAAAACTTAATAATTCATCTTGGGTAATAACGGGTGCGACTTTTTGTGCCTGTAATTGTTCGCGCGATAAATAGGTTGATTTTAGATCACTGGATACATATCCTGCTGGTTTATCGTTACTAATAAACGATGGATAGGAATAAGGTACTGAATATCCATCAGGTGTATCTTGATACCGTTTAAAATAACCAACATCATTCGCCGATTCACGATAATTATATCGCATAATATCTTTCGCTTGATTCGTCAAGTATTGACGGTATTCCCAATTCGATTGAATACCGGCTTCTTTTAAAAGCGCATTATTTAAAACGGCTTCTGGCTGGTCCGATGCAACGATTGCACGTCCATCCGACATAAGTGGTGGGAATCCAGGATAAACTGTATTCGTACCATAACCAAGTGTTGATCTAGGAATAAGTAAATCATTACCACTATCTACTGGGTATGCTGCTGCTAAAGAAAGGTAGGACATTTAAAATGAATATATTATATATCACAGATATAATATATTATAGATATTATGCATAAATAAATGATATTTACTTCGTAAAAGAACGGGTTAATAATCGAATCAATTCATTTTTCTTCATTTTTTTGGTATCTGTTGCGTATCCCTTTTGAATCACTAATGAGCGCAGTTCTCCAATCTCCATCTTACGATATACTTCTATTGGTTGAATAGAGGTAGTTTCAACATTCATTTCAGTATTATCAGTGTCTTCTTGTTCTTCTTGAATCATATCATCTAATTTAGTAACGACGATTTCTTCTACTCCTATCTCTAAATAATCACTTTCTTCTTGAAGATCGACTTCTAAACCATCCATTTCATTTGATGTATTTTCGAAATCAAGTTCATTAATATCTGCAATATCATTGATTTCAGTAGTGAATCCACCATGAATTTGGATTTGTTTAATAACGGGTTCTTCATATGAGACATCTGATTCAAATTCTTCATCATAGTCCTCGTTATCCGAATTATTCTCATCTTGATCATTATCTTCTGATTCATTATCATCTTCGTCTGATTCATCTTCATCTTCTGAAACAACGATACGTTGATTTGGCTGTTCAAAAGAACGAGAGGTTTGGATCGATTGTATAATTTGTAGATAACCCGATTTTAATACAGAATTTTCCTTTAATAAATTATTAACAATTTCTAAAATCGTCTCCGATTTTGATTCTAATGTTGTAAGACGATCCTTAAAATGATAGACTAACATCATAATTAACACAAAAGTGATTGCTAAACTAATAAAGAAAAAGGTTTCAACTAAATTAAAGAATCCCATTTATTATTCAACTATAAATTATAATGAAAAAATAAACGAAGTATCTATATTGATTTTATACCATTACACATTTACTTGAACAAATCCCTAAAATAGGGGGTTGTTCAATAAAGTCGGAACTATTTCCTAAAAAATAACATCATATATAGAATGCCCTTTAGGGCACTTAGTATATGTGGATTATTTGTTTATAGAAAGGGTTATATCTTTTTATAAAAGTTGTTTTCTATTTATATATATATTATAAGAATCTAGAATGGATAATACGACAGCAATAAATACAGATACAACACAAGTCGATCACCTAGATTGGAAGATTGCTATGATCGTCTTTTTAGTATGTATTATTTTAATATTCACAAGTTTAGGAACTTTTGCATCGGATTTCATATCGGATGTTTTATATTCTACCGGCTGGTTTATTGGAAAATCGAGTGATATTATTTCTACGGGTGCTGAAAATAGTATTGATATTGCAAATGGCGCTATTCATAATGGTAGCGATTTATTAATCAAATCTAGTAAACGTGGTAATAATACATCACCAATAATGATTGGTGGACCGAACCAAGAATCTAAGAATAAACCAGAGGAAAAACCAAAAGAACCCGAATATAAACAAAAAGAACCAGAGCCAGATAAAACCGAAAATCCAATCCAAAAATCCATCGGTTCAGGAAAATCGAATTGGTGTTTAGTTGGTGAATATCAAGGAAAACGTGGATGTGTTCAAATATCCGATTCCGATAAATGTATGTCGGGCCAAATTTTCCCATCTCAACAGGCATGTCTAAACCCTACATTTAGTCAGAATGTATTACCAAATATGACTACCCCAATGGGTATTCCACCACGTATTGATTTAACCGCATTACCAAACACGACACCATCTTATGACCAACAACAGTATGCAGAAAATAAAATAAAAGATGTACCAAGAGATGTGAAATAAATGATTCTCTCAAAAATATAATAAATAAATCATTTTACTTATTATATTGATTAGAATATGAATTCAACATTCGAACAAATAAAACAAATCACTTCTCAAATAAATAATTTATTAGATATAGTTAACTCTGTCCCCACACAGACTTATCCATTCGGTACCGGAGCCTTTACGGAGAAAAGTACACCATCTATGAAAAGTGTTAAAATCGAACCAATAGTAAGAATGATTTATGTTTTAGAATTAGAAAATAAAAATTTTTTCGTATATGTTTCTGAAAACCTACCTGATTATAAGATTCTTAAAAATTGCGAAATATATTATGATTTTACTAAAAAATTTAAACCCTTGAAAATTATAGAAAAAATCCAATTAAACGACGAATTTCAAATAGATGCAATCGTAAAATCATATATGAATATGTATGGATATGCTTATGTAAGGGGTGGGTCCTATACAACGGATCCGCTTACACCTGCTCAAGAAGCAATTATTCAACAAGAACTCGATTATATTGATACAGGAGAATTTTATGAATATTCCTTCTCTCAAATTCTGGGATTTGAAAATCATTATTATGATTCTATCGAAGACATTGATTCTCTCATTTCCAAAACAAATACTACGTATGAGAATTATAAAAAGGATAAATCGAAATATGATAACTTATTTCCAGTTGAATATAAATCACGCGTAAATGATATAGTTATAGAAGATATTGATTGGTTATATGATATTTGCGTATTATTAAGTGAAAATATTCCTAATAAAAAAAAGGGTAGTAGAATAGACCCCACAAAAATCGATTTATCTATAAATTATATTCAAAAATATAATAATCTGATAAACGGATTTCGTCATCTTTATTATTTATTTGAAACAACCTCTTTTTTCGATCATATACCTATCGGTGAAAATAGTATCTATTTAAAATATCCACGATTTCTATTCGATCTTTTTTTTTATCATTCATCTACATACGAAATCACGAATAAATCTCTTAATACACTTACCGGGTTTTGTTTACTCTTAAAAATAATGATTCTTACAGCACAGAATCGTATTGACGAATATCGCCATGATGTAAATACATATGATAATTCGATCGAATGGATATATCCAAGAATAATATATATTTTAGAAAAGAAAAGGCTCGAATTTAATGATATGCCTAGAAAATTAGAAGTCGATTGATATTATACACCCTTGAATATTTATAATGGAACAACCAAAGGAGTAATCGATGATATTGATGGATATGTCGTCGAATTTCGAATCGAACAATTTATCGTTTTATTTACAGATAATTGTGTTATATTCGCAATAATACCATACGTAGGTTTATCGAAATACGTACTATAATTTTTATTAGAATCAGTATTTGTATCATCAATACCATTAATAGAATATAAATAATTTCCGACGGAATCGAATGTTTTTAATAAAATATCATAAATAATACCAGGTTGTGTAGTTAATCCATTTTGCAGAGTATTTCCGGTAGAATTGATTATTCGAAAATTTGTGATAGTACATAATCCAAGATATTGATTTCCATAAAATGAATGATTTAATGGATCATTATATTTTGGAACCATAGAAATATCATATATGACCGATTTTGGACCCGAAAATATAATATCATATGTAATATTTTGGACAACATTATATCCATATTGAACAGTACATATAAATGGTTTATTATACATAGTAACTGTAATTGGTGATTTATATAATGTAGTATTAGACGTCTGGCTTGATAACACAGTACCCTGAATAAACATACTAATTGGGAATTGTATATTAAAATCGCGAAATGAACTGATTGGATTCAATATATAAATAGATGTTAACGTAATACTACTTGTCGATGATACTGATAAATTATTATCGAGTTGCGTTAATCCAGAATCATATGTAAATTCTTGAGTACTTTTGGCACTATTTAATATAGAATAATTATCTCGGGTACTTATATAATTATATAACGGCACAGCAGGATCTAAATATAATTGTGTGACTGGTCCAGGAATACCAGATGAATAACTTGGTGTCTGAATAATCGTTCCAGTAGGACAACTTTGTATAGTAATTGAATTTGGCGTTTGAGAAATAATATTCGTTTGAATAAAACTTTGTGATGGTCGTTTGGTTGATCCATTTACTAATTGTACCCAGCGTTCAGATCGTGTTAAATTATTTGTTTTTGTATTTGTTTTTGTAGCACTATATTTTAAAATTTCGGCTTTTCGTCGCATATCAAAATCATTTTGCGTATATTTCGGAAAATTAATATATGGATTATTTTCTTGTGCTATATCATACCGTTGAGGTGGGTTATTTATTAATTGAAATCGTTGTCTAAGAATTAATGAATTTTGGTAAGCATTATCTTTACATATATTTAAACCATCTTCAGAACTATTTTTAATAGACATTTATATTATAATTAGTTTTTATAATATAGATTATTTATTTGTATATACCTAAATATATGAATTTATTTCCTGGTATAGAGTTAATTTGTAGGATACCATAATGTAGATAAATAACTACTTCCATAATTTCCATCTCCTCCTTCAGCATTTGAAGTATTCGGTCCATTTGTGACTAAGCCATTAATATCGACAATATTTAAAGATCTATTATAATATATTAAATTTGATAATTTACCATTAAAACCACCATTTCCACAAACTTCTACATCACTATAGTTTTGAAGAGGAACATTATTTAAATTACTACGATAAACAACAATACCATTAATATAAACATCTAAATATTTATTTTGGCAACGAATTATTGTATGGAACCATTTTTTAATAGGAATATTCGATATATCAATAATCTGAGGACTTGGAATTGCTTGTTGTGATGATGTATTTGAAACTGTATCCATCATAATACGTATAGAATTCACCGGTGTTGATGAAGTACCATTTATACCAGTTGCAAAATAGAGTCCTGGACCGTTTGAAATAGCAGAAACGCCTGCTGAATTATATACACTGTTACTATTAGTAACTGTATTTACATACGATCCACCACCCTTTACAAAGATAGGTTGAAATTGTGCTGTAGTAGTAGTAGGTGAAGGAAATCCATCTAATTTTAACCATACAGCCCAAGTAAACTCTATACCAGTGGTTTGATTATTTGATCTCATAATCAATTGTTTTGTTGATTGGTTAGGATCCTGCGAAATTATTTTTTTATTACCACCGTCTATCATACCATCAATTAAATATATAGAACTAGATGATGGGGTCATAAAATAATAAATAATACGGATTCCTAAATTTAATGCTATTAAAAAAATGATAATAGTTAATACTAAAAATGCAAACTTAGCAATCATTCCATTTGCGCTGAAAAAACTACTATCTCCACCAGGTGCGGCAGCAGAACTCGAAAATTCATCCATTTTAGTTTGTAAATTATTATAGTTATCTGTAGTCGATTTTTGAATATTAGAATAAGTATCACCTGCTGATTTCTGTAAATTTGTTGCACTTTCACTAATGGTATTTGTTAATTCCGAACCTTTTTGTTTAATATTATTAAAAAAATCTGCCATATGAATTATATATTATAGAATAGATATATAATTTAACTCTTTACTTGAACAAATAACTCATAAAAAATGAACTCCACTGAACTCCTACCAATTTACTAAATAACTCTTTACGTGAATTTCATAATAAAAATACTATATTATGATCTTTTTATACATTAGAATAAATCTTATAATTTTTATTACTTTCGTCACTGTTTACAAATAATCCAACCGTTAAATTACCGCCCTGACTTAATCCATTACCAGAATAATATTCATTCCAAACAGTTTGTGGGTCTAAAGGATGATCCCATCGAGTTAATTTAGTTATTTTAATATTTGGTCCAGGAGTATAACCTAATCCGACTGGTTGTGCAAATGTAATTGCAGGTGTAGATACAGGAGCCTTTGTTATTTGGTTTTTAACCGGACTAGAAATTACTAATTTACCATCTAAATAACAATCAATATACATTGTATCAACCGAAACAAGTACATGTACCCATTTTTGAATAGGTAAATTATTAGTAATAGTAACCACATTTGGAGCGAAATTTTGTCCAGATGTTCCTGCTACTGTTGCAGATAAAATTGGTCGATTGGCTCGTCCATCGTTACTTCCACCACCAAGAGTTAATGAAAAAACATTGGTTTCATTTCTAAAATTTGTTCCTCCGCCCTGTACATAAGAATATATAACCGAATTAGTAAAATTATTTACATAAAGCCATGCTCCAAATGAATAAAGTATTGAATTTGGATTAGTAATAATATTTGATGAAATATCAGCGGGTAAAGTAGATAAATCAAGATAATTCACTATAGAATTCGTGCTAAAGAAGTAATAACGAATAACGAAAAATAATATAACGACAATTACAATTCCTAAAATGATAATCCATGCATCCATATTTTTATATAATATATATAGTATATATTTTACACCCTCGAATAATTGGAATTTTATCAGTTAACTCTTTCCCCGGACAAATAATTATTTTTATATCGGCGGTGTTTTTACACTATTTAAGTTATAATTACTGATAATCTGTCCTAATGATAAAATATTTCGATAATATACTACATTACACATTGCGCCATATATACCACTACGATCTTTTCCTATATAATCATTTTGCCCAATATTAATTTTATCAAAATTTGTATACATAATTGGTCTAGTTATAACAATAGATGTCTCAAATACTGCATTTATAAATATATCGACTGCGCCGTCACGATAATTAAACACTAAATTATTCCATTTCTGATGCGGTAATGATTTTTTATATATGATAGATCCTGAAAGATCTTGATTCGGTGCTAAATAAAATATATAATTATCGGATCCATTTCGATCATTTAAATATGCGACTTTCGGGTGACTCATACAAGAGCATCCACTTGGATCGGGTCCAGAATAATCAAATAATGATAATTCATTCTTATGTGTAAGTTGTTGGAAGGATTGTACGTTTAAGAAAATCCACATTGATATTGAGTATGTAGTTCTTATTGGAGAATTAATAGTTACTTTATTTGTTATAGAATCATCAGTTTTATTGAAAAATAGTTTATATAAAGGAGCATCAATCCGTGTTTGTGTGTTTAACATGATTGGATTTTCGATTAATGGTACACCATTGATAATCGGTGTTGACTTTATTTTAGGATATAGATATAAATAAATAAATAACATCACTAATTCAGCGAATAATAAATGGAATATTGAAGTTGGGGTTGTAGCAAAATCGCGTAAAATATAATTAAATGCATCCCCTACTAAACATGGAATATAAAATAGAAAATTAATAATAAAACCCGTCCAACTACCATGAGATGAAATTTTACTAAAAAATAATATATAAAAAATGGCTAATCCAAGTAATATAATAAATAATAATAATATATTTATCATTAATTCAGGTGTTAACTCTTTAAATATATCATATTTTTGCATAGAATATACCGAAATTGCAATAATTACTATAATTAAAAATGCAATAAATAATACAGTATATGAGTTCGATCTTTCCGATATATCGAATTTAAATAAAAAATATGTAAATACACAAAAAAGTATAAATATGATTGGTACTATGTATGTATATGTATTCTTAGTAAGTACGGTTGAATCATTTATTGCAAGTCGAAGTATAAATAAAAATGCAATAACCCCCAAGATAACTGCATATATTTGTCGCATATCATGTTTAAAATCAAAATCACTTGAAATATTATTTAAATTCATAATATTTCTATTATTATTTTTAATATTTCTATTAGTCTCCATATCACAATCTATTATTATAGGTTGTGATATTCTTTTTACAATTTATTTTTTTGATAGATTCGGGTTTTTATTTATAAATTCTCAATCGTCGTTTTTTTACCATGGCAATCCCTACAAAGTGCTACTAAATTATCTACATGATTACTTCCTCCATATTCTAATCGGATTTTATGATCTACCTCGAACCATGCATTTAATTGCTCTTGACAATCACCACATTTCCATCCCTGTCGCGCAGCGACGAATTTCTTTTTCGTTTCACTAACTGATCGTTTTGTTTTTACAGGCGCACCATTTGGTGCAGTATTATAATTCGATGATTCTACACCTCCTGACGTCATAATTTTACGTTCAGCATAATTATGTCTAGACATACTAGCACCACCTCGACTAATAGACCCCATCGATAAAATCGGATGATCATCTGCACCATATGGATAGTCACCTTGTCCTAAATAATGATTTTGTTTTGCTGTAAAATCTAATATTGGACTTAATATACTGGTAGTACCTTTATCGATTGGTAGATATTTCAGATACTCGTTGGATGCTAATATCATTTGTCCTGCATTGATCGGATTCTTTTTTACTAGCCAATAGACAAAGAGACCTCCAGCAGCAATACCTGCCATTTGGTAGTATTTTTTATAATTAGAGAGTTGTTTTATATACCGACCTTCTGTATGTAAATTAAATATTAATGCTGCGGTTATCAAAAATATAATAATTTCTATACGCATTTTATTTTATTATTTATTAATCTATTTTAATAT